NGCTGAAGGCCGACCCATCCCATGTCCGATATCGAGGCGCACCCTGGCCGTTACGGGTGTATACGGCCATCGGATCCGAATGCGGGGTCACGGTCACCGTGACCGTTCCGGTATCGGTCTCGGACCCGTCCGACACGACGTAGGTGTCCGCCACCGCGGTGACACACGCCAGCACGATAACCGCCACCGAGTGGAGGAGCACGAGAGGAGCCGACCTCTGATCCAGCTCCCGCTCGACTTCGGCGCTCTGTAAACACTCAATCTAAAGTAATTATATACATATATAATTATAAAGGATTAAAAGTGTTCTGCCTAGGAACTTCCTGAACCCCAAAGATCGGAATCATCAATACCCGAAGAAGAACTAGAGGATTTGTCCGTTCCCCAATAAACATCGTAACGCCAATTATCATCGTCATCCTCGGAATCCCCGTAAAGAGGTATCCCCGAGAGGTGGCGATGGTGATGATACCGACACATTGAAGCATAAGACTCGGAACCTCCTATACAGATTTGGCCATCACCCTTAACAATTTTGGCTGTGAATGGAGCTTTGGCTTTGATAGCGTCAATATTCTTAAGATCCGAATTTCTAAGGATTTCGATGCAAATCGTACACCTGGCTCGCAATTTCGTGACTTTGTCCGCATAAGGGATGAGATCGAGGAGGTAGCCAATCTTTTTGCATTCAAAATCACCGTCTAGACCGGCGCACACTACAACTTTGTGATGAATGTTGACCCAATCTCGGACCTCAGTAACAAGTTCTTCTCCGAAGAACTGACACTCATCAATAGCTATGGCATCATATTTTCCCACATCCACCTCTTTGAGATCGGATACCTTTATCTTGTGAATCGATCTTGAGAGGCGAAAACTACTCGAACCGTGTTTCGAGAAGTGACCGTCGTCTTCAGTGTCTTTGCTCTCAGTCCTTTCATCAAAAGTGTGATTGATAAAGAGACACTGCATTCCTATATCGGAATATTTGGATATCTTAGCCGCCAACTCCGTGCTTTTCGAGGACCACATGGGGCCACATAGTATACTCAAGTGACCACAACTTTGCATTTTGTGATCAGTAATTATTGGAGAGAATCAATTTTAACTTGAGGAAATCTTTTCGATTTTTGAAGTTTTTGATTTCTGGCGTTTTTGATTTCTGGCGTTTTTGATTTCTGGCGTTTTTGATTTCTGGTGTTTTTGATTTCTGGCGTTTTTGATTTCGACATCGCAAAACCGAACTGATTTTTAAATGTTACATACCTCAAGCAAAATATGAGCAATCCCGTTGCCCATTTCGCTCCCATATTCGTTCTTCGTAGGATCAGTCCAAAAGAGATCTCTCAGAAATACTCCGAAGGCTACTATGAGACAAAAACCATTCCAAGCCCAAAAATAAGACTCTCGGATGTATTCCACATATCCACTCCTAATCACGGTTCCAGCCCGGAGGACCCACGATACCAATTTAAGGACAAAAATAATGCTCCTGTGATTGTGGTGACATCCAACTCAAAGGCCTACACTATCTACAAACAATCCAAACAATTCATCGATAAAGAGAGAGTGTGTCCATATTGCCTGCGTTCTTTTGAACACTCTCCCACGCCTATTGTAGTTCGATTGGATATAGAAGAAAAAGATGACGCCGAGTCATCTATATATTACGTGTTTTGGACCATAAACGTGCTATGTTGCTCTTTTCCCTGCGCTTTCTCTTGGACTAAAAGAGAGTCTTATGCGAATTACCGTTATAAACTCGCTTATGAGCATCTAAAGACTCTCTTCCGCTTTACGTATCCTGGAGACACTTTCTTTGAAGCACCCAATTGGAGATTGTTGGACGTTAATGGCGGACCCCTAACTTCGGAGGAATTCGATAAGGGATACTACAAATATAAAGAGACTGCGAACATGGTATTCTTATCCGCAAAGGAAGAGTTTATTCAAATCCAACTTAAATAGTTAAACCCTAAATAATTAACCCCTTAAAACGTCGTCACCGTCCCCGGAAAGATGTGGTATTTGTATTATCTACTACCTGCGGTGTTGGTTCTTTCCTTCTTGATTGGAAAATACAGCAACTATATCAAAGAAAAGGTCATCGAATTAACTGTGGCAATCATTCTTCGAGTGAGTGCACAAATGTATTCCAAGGGAGATTCGGCAGAGGTTCATAAACGTTACATGAAAATACCTTACACCTATCACGGTACAAAATACCATATATACGTTCCATTTTCGCGAGTGGACCGCCGTAAGATGCTCAATACGAAGTGTATGTTGATTGGGAAAGATGGGTTACTTACCGATATTACCCAACAACCAGGATGTTGTTATTTGGTTTCTGTGGATATGTTAGAGGGAAAGGAGATTATCCTCGAGAATTTTGACGAAAAAACCAACAAAATCTTTACAGGAGGCGATATACCTATAATCGAGTGATCCTTAGTCTATACTTAATGTTGATTCCATTAACGAGTCTTAGTATTGAGGCCTATTTAAAAGATGTCATCTCCGTCTTGCTCTTGTTGATAGCGCCAAAAGAAATAGGCAACCAAACCGATAATTATTAACAAGATTGACACAAAGATCACCAAACCAACAATAGCCCCTTTCTTCATTTTATAAAAGTGACAATAAAGATTCCAGGAATCTTTATTAAATGAATATTGACTTTGAAGATCTAGGACTCTTACTTTGCCGTTCTCTCTACGTGTGGGGCTTTTTTTGGGGAACGTATCACATCTTGTCATCAGTTCTTGACTCCAAATATAGGACCAACACAAAGATAAACAAATTGGATATATACAGAGTTTTGTTTAGAAATATGAAGTATACAGCCGTGGCTCAGGTTGTTATGTTTGCCCTGATACCGCACGGATTATTAGATCCACATTACTCCGTATGGCGTTTTTTGATTAGCATGATGATCACCGAGATTGTCTTCTTTTACACCCACAAGCTCTTACACTATCCTCGTTTATACAAATATCACAGCGTTCATCACGAATTCATAGAGCCCTGCGCTTCATCCGCGATGTATTGTCACCCTATTGAAGCTATATTTAGCAATCAACTTGCAGTTACAATTGGTCCAGCGATTTTAGGTATGGGTCTTGTGGAGATGGCAGTATGGTCCACTTTATCGGCTATCAATACCATCAAAGCTCATTCCGGTTTAACGACCAATTACTTTAATAGCAGATACCACGACCTCCACCACAGCAAACGGAATGTCAATTTCGGCTTTTTATATTTGCTTGATATTCTGCATGGGACCTGTGATCTATCTTAAAAATGAAATTTTATTGAGAGTTCGGGTCAACAAACTATCATTTTGTGGTCGTTTTCGCTGATCCTGTTGCCAATGATCGACTCGCCCCTATACAACCTATCCGCCTATATGGGCAATGCCCCCGAAATAGTGAGAAAATACCCCCATTGGTCTTGGTACTGGCCTTACTTATCCGTGAACAGGAGCATTACACCAGAGTTTATTCTTGAGAACCGCGATGAGGATTGGGACTGGTATGAGCTATCCGAGAGTGAGATCATCACTCAGGAACTTGTTCTTGCTACCATTGACAAACCTTGGGAATGGGACCCTTTATCCCAGAACCCCATTATCACTTTGGAATTCATAGAGGCTCATCTTGATTGGCCTTGGGATATCTACGGGTTAACTTTTAACCCTAATATCACCCTAGAATTCATTAAGAGGCACATGGATTGGCCTTGGAGATGGGACTGGTTGTCCGATAATCCTGCCATCACCCTTGAGTTTATAGAGGATCACCTCCATTACCCTTGGGAGTGGGGCATGTGCGGAATTTCTTGTAATCCCAACGTCACACCAGAATTTGTGATTGCTCATCTCGGGAAAGACTGGGATTTGGATGACTTATACCAAACCCATCCAGAAATAGAGGAGGATTCTCTTGATCACTACTTCTACGATCCTGGATCCGAAAGCGATTCCGAGGGTTATCACTCAGAGTAGTTTTATAAAAATGAAATTTTATAAAACTTAATATTTTATAAACCGAACTCCTGATACATATCATACCATTCAGAGGTGTTTTAGCGAGATAAAAGATGATTTACGATGTTTATATAAGGATATTTTCATTTTTAGATGTGAAGAGCTGGGCTTCTACCCGAATGGTATGCAGATACTTTTACGAGATTTGTCAGAACCCTTCCTTGACTAACTGTGTATTGAACGTGGAAAATGCTTCTAAAACGTGGAGCGACTTTGTATTCTTTGGAAAAACAGATAGAGAGAATCTTCAATTTTTGCGGGGGTTCCTAGAAGATATGCTTACAAGAGAATGTATATGTCTCAACCCTTTCAAGTCTAATATTCCCCCTTATCTATGTTGGTTTTTTAAACAAGACCTTGAAGAAATAGTTGCCAACACCCCAAGTGCTCTAAAATATGGAGATTTTGAACGCAACGAAAGTCTAGACAAGTCCCTTCATTTTATAGGTATAAAAAATGCAATATTTGGGAAAGTCTTGGATTTTTTCGTTGAAAAGAGGAATCATCTCACCCCACTTGAGATGAAAAACCCGGACGATCCGCTACTCAAATTAAGAATGAACATATTATTTAATATGCAAGATAAGTTGAGTCTCCTTAATGTTCATAGTTTCCGCATAAAATCCGGATTGGACGATTCATCTATACGGAGCTCCTGTTTTCGAGGTGATTTCGATTCTTACGTTTTATCGTCGAAAGGAGTGTAGAGTAACAATACTTTCAAAATTATTGTATTTAATAATTTTCCAAATTCTTAGAGTTAACGGGCTCCGGCATCTTTTAGCAGATCAACTATATCGCTGCGCCCCCGACTGGAAGCCAGCAGCAGGGCGGTATTTCCCCATTTATCCCGCACATCCGCTTTGGCACCCTTAGCTAATAAACTCTCTACGATCTCGAGGTGCCCATACAGGGAAGCAAACATCAGAGCGGTATAACCATCTTCATTTACCCCATTTACCTCGGCTCCTTTAGCTAATAAGCGGTCTACGACCTCGTGGTGTCCCTCCTGGGAAGCCATCATCAGAGCGGTCAATCTATCTCTATCCCGTGCATCCACCTCGGCTCCCGCAGCTAATAAGGTTTCTACGACCTCGAGGCGTCCTTTATCGGAAGCCCACATCAGAGCGGTCTTTCCTGACTCATCCCAAGCCCCCACCTCGGCTCCTTTAGCTAATAAGCGTTCCGCTACCTTAAGATGTCCTCTCTCGGAGGCCCATATCAGAGCGGTGGTTCCATCTTCATTCTGTGCATTCACCTCGGCTCCCGCAGCTAATAAACTCTCTACGACCTCGAGGTGCCCGGCCTGGGAAGACCACATCAGAACGGTTCTTCTATATACATCTCGGACGTTAGGATTCACTCCCAAATCTAAGAGTTGTTGGACTTGGACTTCTTTACCTTCTTTCACAGCCTTCAAAAGTTCGGGGGCAAGTGCCCTAGCACGACGGAGATACTCCGCTTTCCAACTTTCCTCTTCGGCCGATGTTTCCTCTACTCCAAAATCTCTTCGTGTTTTGAGTTCCCAAAAGTAATCCGTATCTATGAGGTCTCGGAATTTACGGGATGTCAACCTCAACCTCAACACTTCCGGATAAGCCAATCGCACCAGGGGCCCTGGATTTCCCGGTTCTCCTACCAAATATTCTGGAGACAGACTCGTTAACAGGGAAACCTCGTATCCTTCAGTTGGGGATATATCCGGAATATCCCTTCGAATCACTGGGATATCAGTAAATCGTAGACTTTCTTCTGGGCCCTCTATTTTTATATTCTCGTATATAATATAGTAATTTTAATGAATCGGTGTTAACCGGAAAATCCCTCGCCCTTTTTGTAGTAATACCACCCTCCAGCACCGGCAAAAAGTAGTATCAGGACGATAATTATGATGATCGCTATTGTAACATTGGATTCTTCTACTTCTCCTTCGCCCTGCACCGCAAGATTACCCCGCAAAATAAGATTTCTTACAGGAATGAAATCTGAGGTGATTTCCTGATATGACAGTCCATCAGAGTGTTTCACGATTTTGACTTCATCTATGCCGAGTTTCTCGAAGTATTTGTATTCTCCAGGATGAACCCCCTCAAACTTGAACTTGTCATTGACAAAGAGATAAGCCTGTTTGACATCTTTAACTTCATAGAGAGTGCTGTAACCTCCATCTCCGTTATAGGAGATGCAAGTATATTCGCAAGGATAATCACTCTCACATGTCATGCCATCCGATCCTAACAGACAACCTAAAGAACAGGACTGGTTCCCCGGAAAATTGTTTTCACCCTTACATTTACAAAAATAGGCACCCACTGTTCCGATTTTGAAATGATGATCGTGATTGCATCTAAACTCGGAAATAATCATATCCCGAATGTATTTTTGAGCAGCGGTACCTTTAAGAGCCTCTATAACTTCGTGTAGAGTAAGAAATTGCTTCTTGGCTTCTCCAGAAAGACTCTTGACAGCCGAGTTAGCGTAGTTATCGTGGAGATCTCTCACTATTTTACGTGCGCTACCAATATCGACATGAATATCACTTTCGCCCTTTTCTCCAGGAAGAACCAATACATCATCATCCGTCATGTGGACCTCGCGGGATACATGATGTCTCTTACCCTTCTCGTAAAACTCTTCTTGATCATCATCTTCAATCTCGACATCTTCAATCTCGACGTCTTCAATCTCGACGTCTTCAATCTCGACATCTTCAATCTCACCCTCTTCAGCACAAAAATAGGAGGGATCTACTCCATTCCTCCTTCCACTACTCATTCTTTTGTTATGTTGTAGAAAAAAGTTGAGAAATATTACCTCCCGGAGGATTGAGAAATCTCATGGCCGTAATCTATATTTTTGCTCACAAAATTGATTTCTTGAAGAGAGATCTTAAAGGAAAATAATCATAATTTCCTTTAATCTGATTTTTCATAAATGATGGAAGAGGGAGTTCGATACCTCGATTTCGATACAGAGTTGACTTTCTTGTATAAGTTGGCAAAGGCTAAGGAGACTCCAGTAGAACTCTTTATCTTGAGAACAGGAGATGAAGGAGAGATAATTATAGAACGCCTTTACGATTTCGTGAGAACTTACGAAGAAAAAGATCTCGATGAATTGTGGAATATTGCTGAAAATTTCTATACTCTCGCTCCTAAAGACCAATTTCCATTATATTTAGCTTTTACATACCTACGCTATCACTTCCGGGATATTATTAACTATGCAAAAAATCTCCCCAAAGACGAGAATCTACCCGAGGATTTCAAGAGTTTGATATTGGAGATTGTGAAACTGTATACGAGTGTAGGACGTGTGATACCAGGAACAAAAGTGGTCGATCTTTACATAATCGATAGATCTACTGGGGAAAAGATCTTTGTTGATCCACCCAAATACTCCGTGATTGTGGACGTGGTAAAGCAATATAATTATGAAATGGGTCGGTTGACTGATCCTAGACGAGATACCTATAAATCCACGAAGACTATAGCAGATGAAGTGATAGACCTACAAAACACTATCGCCGGCCAAATACCCGACCCACTCCCACGTTCTCCCATATACAAAACCTCTGAGTCCATAGTTTATGATATGGTCTTGACGGAGGTGTCTGAGGAAGAGGGAGAGAGGTATGAGACTTCTGCTCCAATTAACATTCAGGACGGATTTCGTATTTTTGATTCGTCGGTTTTGTCGGAGTCTGTTCCATTTATACAGTACAATACTCCGATTAAGAGCTATTACAAGGTCTTTCGGGGAACAACTGTGGACACCACCCCTCAGTACAAGAATATCCTTATCCCTCCCGAGGAGAAAACTGAGTCTAACACCATCTATCTAAAAGTTTGGGTGATTCATCCCTCCAAGATCCCTTTCGAGCCTATGCACCTTTCCGAGGCTTCCAAATTTATAACGGTAGTTATTTCACTCGATAAAGCGGAGATCAAGTTTGACATTCCTAATATTAAGAACAACTCGCTCAGTATATACTTGGAGTCTATAGGTGACGAAACCTCGGATACCTATGGAGTGAGCACAGTCTCTGAGTGGGTCATAATAAATTCTCTTTACGATACTCTACCTTCCGAGTATCGTCTCGGAGAAAGAAAGGAAGAGGATGTCAAAGCAGAGATCTTGATATACCAAGCTTATATGGATCGGACAAGCCTTAGCTACGATATATTCTTTGGGGAAGTGCTCAAACATTTTCTCTATATTGACGAGAATGCCAATCCACAATCTCTTCAGCATCCAGCCAACGAAAACAAAATTCGACTGAGATATGCTCCTTTTCCTATCAACCATCCCGATTTGCCTGACACGATCCGGGGTATTCCTTATATCACTACAAGAATCATTAGCGCCACTATCGAACAAGATTTCACCAAACCAGGCGAAACTAGCGAGGTTTATACTTATGATTACGAGAGCGATATGGTTAAGGTAAGAAGAGAAATCTTCGACACCGGAACACCCTATTTTAGGATAAATGTGAGTAGAACCGGAGATACAAGGGCTATAGAGGAATTTTTAAACACTTTCACTTATCTTGTTCCCATGTATATGGATGCAAGACCTGGAATAATGGAATACTACAAACCTTTTCTCTCGGGAAAAGAGTATAAAGCTCTTTTCCCGTCTCCTCCGGAACTTGAAGCCCAAAGTATGGTTTTTGATGCCAAAATAGCTCTAAAAGGTTTAGAAGGTAGTGGAGTAACTAGACACGGTTTCACCGCAAAGAACCGAGCCTCCGCCATTTTCAGAGATTATATTCCGGAGTGGGTCGAACAGACTTTCAAATATAGAAACACGACCTATCACAGGGAAGTCATACCTTTCCCGAGACCAGAAGCAAACGACTTCGGAACGGTGCTGATGGTAACTGTCAAGGAGGGTGAGGTCTCGGCCCTAATAAGGAAGAATCCTTCGGCTGACGGTGAGGAAGGAGAAATAATGTGGATACCTTTTGAGGAGATGGTAAAGAAGATCGACGACGGAGATTTATATGAACCAGAAATATGGTCTACGTGTCCTTTAGACAAGGAACCCTTTATCGGTGTAGGTAGTAACAGAAACAAAAAGACCAAAGACATATACGAATACCTTCCCACATGCTCGGCGAACCCACAAACGAACCTGACACTAATGAGCCGAAAACCTAGTGGTTTCCAAATTTACTATCTGGATCTAGAAGAAACTGAAGGAACGTCCAGAGGTAGCAATCTTGATCGGCCCGACAAAATCTGTCGTCCAGGGCAACTTGGAGCTGTTCCCAGTGAGATAGAAAATAAGGTGTTAAATCAATACCCCGAGAAAATAGAAGGCAGTCGATTTTACAGATATGGAGTTCCAATTTCCCCCAACTCTTTCTTACATAGTATTTTAGTAGCCTTCAACGATCCGGTCTACTTCAGTATAGAGTCCTTAGACTTAAGAGAGGCTTATGTGAAGCGAGTTCGAAAGTATATTGCCGCACGGGTGTATCCTGGTTTATTGAAACAATCTCTTTACGACAGAAGCCTCAAGGAAGTGTGGTCTATGTTATGCGACGTAGATACATTTTTCGATCCTTCTATTTACTATCGAGCTGTAGAGATAGTATTTGGTGTAAACATCTTTGTTTATAATCAAGAGACAATGGTTCTACCTCGACACAAAGCCTTTCATGTTCAACCCTACAGGGAATTGCCTACTATCCTGGTTTTGAGGCATTGGGGTGAGGATACTGCGAATTTGCTTTATCCTCAATCCGAATTGATTATCGAGGGTATCGCCGGTTCAGAGAATATAGGTATCTTCTCGCCGGCTATGGGAAAGATAAACTACGACGTTCTACAAAGTCTATACAAAGTCTACACGTGGAAGATAACCAGCACCGGAGACCTTCAAACCTATCAAAATAGGGAAATCGAGGGCGAGGGCTATACCGAACCAAACTACTCAGCTCTTATAGGTAACAACGGAAGATACCAAATTGTCGACGATTACGGCAAAATGAGAGGGCTGATATTCAAAGGTTTAAGGCGCTCTCCGGGGGTCGAGACCTTGAAAGGTAAAGAAAGGATATCATCTGACGATGAAGGTGACACCGAAAATGTGACGATGATATTCTCTCCTTCACAACCTGTGAATCTACCCCTTTCCACCAAAGAGCGTTTGATCACGTGTGAAGAAACACAGGACTACAAGGAGGAGATGGAGGATCTACCAAGATGTAGTCCTGAAACAGCTGTCAGTATTTTTGGCGAGATTTCATCGATTACCAAAACTCCGGGAGACTTCGTTACCGGGTTGTGGTTTGGGGAATCTCTAAAGGTTTATGTGTCTATAGACCCGGTTGCAGATACCGATTTGTTAAGGTTCCCCGAGGGTGAACCCAATCCTTTTGAGGTCGAAAGAGATGCATCGGTTCAACGCTTGAACAAAATGAAGAAAGACTTAGACACCATCCAGCAAGTGTTTTGGTGGCTATATACCTTACACATTAGAGATAATGCGGATGGTGAGGCTCGATTTTCAGACTTCATAGAGTCTTACGTGGACTTCGATAATGACTACGAGGGGGACAGTGCAAAATACTATAATCTCGTTGGCATCCCCAGAGTCTTTCCTATTGTAAAGAACGTAAGTGAGGGTATAGACGAACTCGAGTATTATGAAGCGGAATACTTAGATGAAGAAGATAAAGCATTGTTGGGTGGTGGTAGGATAATATTCTACAATAGAGGTCCTCGGGACCTTTCGGAGGGATTTGGTAAGAAAATGGTGAGGTGGTTGAAGAAAAAGGTGATACTATCGAGGAGTAACAGCAGCCTCCTCAGAATACCCAAATCCATTCAAAACTTCTATACCTCCCCTAAAGATTTTCTACCACAACCACACGTGACAGTTTTCGTTGGCACCAAGGAACTGAGGAAGTGGTTGAATTCTATTGAGATGGAAGAGAAGATACACAAAATACATAAGAAGATAACGCCCGAGCTTTCTCTGAGCACAGAACCCTTTATCTTACAGGACTCCGAAGACGATAAGATCTATTACATCCAAAATGTTGCAGGCGGTTCCAAATCTCGAGCCTTAAATGTGGGTAAGAGATGGGCGACAGACAGAATCAACAGCGGTTGGAGAACCCCTCCGATAGGTAGAGACTATCCTCACATCATCTACGGAGATGTCTCTGACGTTAGTTCCAAAACATCATCCCTCAAGATAATTGAAGACAACAGGGTTAAAGAGAGAGGTGAGCTCATATATTCAAGTATACCAGTAATCCTAAGCACCGATAGTATGCGTGGTTATTTGAGATTATTACAATACAATACCACACCACCCTTGAAATACGCAGCCATGTTAGAATTACTGTGATTGTGTAGAAGTCATATTTATATAAAATATGATACGGGTGTAGATGTAATCTAGTCCAACGAGAATGTGTATTGATCTTCACCGCTCTTTTCGATAACCAACTTTCGGATAACTAGCAATCTCACTCTCATCCGGAAATTAGGAGAATATGTTGTCGGTGGTAAAGCCGACAGCGCTTTTGATTCTGAGAATTCACTTGCTGTTGAAGCTGAAGCGCTATAAGACTCGGAACAGTCTTCACTCTCATCTTCGAGATCTCTAAGATCTCTAGAATCCACAGGCATAGACGATTTAAGAGGGTTGCACAGCTTAAACAACATCTTGGATTTCAGTTCACTTAGTGTCAACTCAGCATCCGCATCCAACGAAGCAGCGTCGTCTGCCAAAGCGTAGACATTGTAACCTGGATCCGAAGGTGCTGAAGGAAGATGATACCACGGCTGCATCCTTGAGAAATGTAGCGTTTTCATATTCTTGAAACGGTGTGAGTCTCCATATTTCAGACTTACACGTTCAATAGGACATTCTCCGTTATAAAGGTTTACTTCAGTAGTATAATTCGAGAAATTGCGTCTCAGCGTGGCGTCTGTGTTTTCAGCTTTCCAAAATATGCTCTTACAGGGTTTGTCACAATCAAGATCAATGGAAACTGTTTTGCCGTATCGGGTGGTGTTCGTTTGATCACAAGCCACAACGTCTTCGATATAGAAAACCTTTTTGTCCGAACCGGCACAATTTTTGTTGTATTCGATGTATTTGTCTTTTACATAACCGTAGGCCGCCCACATTTCAGGTTTTTTAAGCTTAGATTTCTCATTGAGATCCTCCAGAACCGAAAAGTCCACTTCTTTTAGCTCTATCCACTTTCCTCCTTCGACTCTTTTGGCCATCCTGAGGATTTCACTCACTTTGGTTTTCATACTGTAGAAGTGAGAAACCGTAGAATCCTTGCCGCAATAAAACAGGGGAAAGGCCAAAGCCGGTGAACGAGAATAATACCAGGGTTGGTCTAAAGTAGTTTCGTGGCTCTCTAATTCATCACACCATCTCTCATATTTAGGCGCATTACCTATGGCTGCATTATGAGATTTCCTAAATCCGGCTCCCCGTTTCATAAAATACTCATACCGATCATCCAGCCATACGTTATCGAGGGTGTTGTAGACAACTTCGTCGACTTCGAAACGAGCCTCTTCGATAGTGTGGATGGGAAGATTGTGCCCCCAACAGATTTTATAGTCTTTTCGATATTGAGGTTTGATACTTACGTGAGGGTAGTGTTGGAGAATGTAGGAATATAAGAGATAGTGAAACGTCATGTTGGCTTTAAACACATATTCGTCGTCTGCCTCAATACACGGCATCTTGGAATGCAATCGAGTATACCATGTACATTTCCTAAATTCATATTGGAAAATGGAATCGATGTTTTCTAACGTCCCATCACTCCGTTTGTGCGACGTGTGGATCTCCTCTTGGAACTTTGTGATACGTCTAAGTTCCAACTTCGCTACCGCAGTCATCATTTTGAGATTGTAGTTATAAATTGATTATAATTGGGTCATCAAATCTACTAAAATTAATAGATGCCAAAAAAGAAAAAGAAAAAATTTCGAGGGTTCCGGCCTTCCCAGAAACCCCCATACAAAACTATTAAGGTGCCTCTCAAATCTGTTCTGGGAAAGAAAAAAGAAATCCAAGCTTGTATCAATGAATTAGTATGCGAAATAAACGACTTAACAATCCATTCCTACCAATTCATCCGCTTGTATATTTTGGAGTGTTATAACAAGAATGGTTCTATACCTACTATAGATGAGAAATTTGTCCTGTATTGTATTAGGACTTTGGGGAAGAAAGATAATCGAGGGAGGAAATGTAAGGACGCCGAGTTATTAGAAAAACTAAAACTTTTCTACAAAGCCACCTACCAACCCCTCCTAAAGCACAAACCCACCAACCTCAAGAACAGGAGTAAGATCATTCAGTATTTAGCCACTCAGATTCACACGTCTCTAAGTAATAACCTCCAGGAGCGTTTTATACAGCACTTCCTACGTTTTGTCAATAAAACTGTTGACTCCGTTGACTGCGACAAATCTACCCTCTTCCAATTCAAAATGAGATTACTCCGACTTGAGAGCACCGGGTTCATGTTTGACAGGTGGAAGAAGAGGCATTTACCCCACATCTTCCCAGAGAGCGTCAAGAAAAATGTCCATTATGACGTAAAAGCAAGACCCTTTGAGTATTTAAAGGGTATGTTGTATATGGTTAGGGTTTTAGAGAAAGCAGGACATAAACTCTTCCAAGCTTTACCCCTGAGAACCAATATTGTCCCGAAACACATTACTCTGGATACAGCTGGAATCGTAGATTATTTCGGGATGGAAGGTAAGACAAAAACCGAGCTACTTAAGGCTATTAGAGAGCATCAACACGAGGTGTGGGACAACATTCTCAACCTAAATCACAAGGTCTTTCGGAACAAACATTATCGCTTCCATCACCAAATCCAGACCGACGGTATTAGTTGCTGTTTGTTGTTTATCCGTAAGGGTTTGGAAAGTAAGAAACGAAGCACGAGATTGCCGAGCACCCAGAAGGAGGAATATCACAACCTTCAGGGTTTACCGATAGAAATTTTGGAGACAAGATCGGAAGAGCACACGTCTGCGATCCCGGAAAGCATAGTCTGGTGTATATGATGGATGAGAACCGGAATAAAGTGCAGTATACCGCCTCCCAACGCCGGGTTGAGAGTTACGGGAGAAGAAATCAGAGTATTTTACTGCGAGAAAAGAAACGAAATAAAATCACTGAGAAAGAAGTCCTGTTATCCTCTCACAACAGCAAATCCGTTGACACTGCCATCTTCTCTGCCTACTTAGTGGAAAAAGACCGGCTTAACAAGTCCACCCGGGAGTTTTATCAACGCGAAGTGTGGCGAAAAATGGGATTTAGGCAATATAGTTATTCCAAGAAATCCGTAGATACCTTCCTAAACAAAATAAGAGAGACTTTTGGAGAGAACCTGTTGATTGGTTACGGGAACTGGAGCAGGTCCACTCAAATGAGGGGCATTATTCCCACGATGGGCAAGGCCTGAGAAAATTTATTCATCGTAGGTTTGACACTGTCACTGTCAACGAGTGCAACATCAGTAAGAAGTGCTGTGGATGTTTCGGAGATTTAGAATATTACCGAGATCGAGGAGGGAAGAAGGTGTTTCGTCTTTTAGTGTGTCCGGAATGCGTGAGTTGCGAAAACAAAAGAACCGTATTCTGGGCACGAGATGCGAACTCAGCTGTAAATATAGCGAAACTCACCAGGTTGTGGCTTGAAGAGCAAGAAAGGCCTATAGAGTTTCAAAAGAATTCGTCTTTCACCGGCCTTAAGAAGTCGGAAAAAGTTAGACCATCGCAGGGTGTGTTCCCCGATATTGACCTCACTGAAAAGTGACTTAATTAAACCAGTTAAGTTAATAACCTAAAGAAAAATGTCATCCAAGATGCAAGAGTTCGATGATTACTCACGCGATTTGGCCATTCGTGTGGACGCACTCTTGAAAATTTTTGAGTTTATGCCGAAAAATATGCCTTCAGGATCGGTGATACAACTTCAACTCGAAGACGGGAACCAACTTGATGTATCTAAAAAGCAATTGCTGATGAGAAAAAATGATTTGATTGAGGAACTACATCGTAAACTT